TTAATAATTCCTCTAAGGTTAAATTTTTACCTTTGTAATCCCAAAGGTATATTGAATTAAAATCGCACTCCAATCGCAACCAGGTGACAAAATTAATAATTCGTATTAAGTCGTCGTTCTTAGGTATATATTTTTTGCCTTTCATTTTGAGAATAGTTTTATAATGTAATACCAAAGCCGAATAATATTAGGCCGGATAAACTCATAAACTAAAATAGATAAGATTAAATTCATAGTTTTGTATTTAATAATTTTATTTTATCAAATTTATCTTTTACAATCATATATCCTAGAGCTTCATATAATTTAAGATATCGGTAAACTGTTCTTTTATTTACATTTAAATACCTGGCTATTGTATAAATATTTCTTGGTTTATCTTCTAAAAATTGCATCAATCGAATGCATCTATACATTTTATATTGATTCATAAGTTTAATATTTATCTCCCCGACATTAATGTCGGAGACAATTTCTTTACAAAGTTATCATTATAGTCGAACTCCATTTCAAAAAATTCTCCATTATCTAAATACTTAAATGTATAAATATAATGATTTGACATTGATTTTTTTTGATTGCTCCACTTCTCCGGCATCTCTAAATTCTTAGCCGTTCCAATCATTCTAAACTCACGCCCCGAAGTTCCAACCTGAGGCAATAAATGAATTGCAATTTTTTGATTTTTAACGATTAAATGTTCCATATTATAAAAAATAAACCCTCCTCGATTGCTACCGCCAAGCGCAAAAGAAAAGGGAATTATTAAATACTTTACTTTGGCGGTTGTACAAATATAATAATTTTATTTTGATATATCCAAATTATTTTTGAATAAATTTAAAAATGTGTTCAATTATTGGCAAAGTCCAACCGTCTCCCAATAATGATCCAGCCTTTGGCGTTGTCAAAATATCACAATAGTCGTCAGGGAAACCTTGCAAACGACACATCTCAATTTTATTTACAGTTCTAATAAAATTTTTTTCATAAATTAAAGGTACTCCAAACGCTTCTTTTTGAATTAAATAATTTTGTGCTTCAATAGATTTTTCGTCTTTATAAGAAAAAGAATTATATAAACCTTCAAGCAAACATTTTGATTTTTCCCTATTAACATTTCCACTTGTAATAATATTTTTATACATAATATTTTTATCTTTAGGTTGTGGTATGTCGGTAACTATATCAAACATCGTCTCCTTTGTTTTTATATTGCTCCAATAATAACGATCACGAAGTTGAGCGGTTACCAAAGACGAGTTAATCCTAACAGGATAAACTCCCAAAGCTCGGCTCATAATTCCAACGTCCAACTTTGAGGCACTTCCAACGTTCTCTTGTAAAAATAACACGTTTGGATTGAGTGATTTTATATGTTCTAAAATTTCAACAAAGACAAAAAATAAACTCGACTTTTTGCCATTAATTCCAGCACGCTTTCCGGCTGCACTTAAATCTTGACAAGGGGAGCCACTTAAAACTAAGTCAATTGTCTTCCAATTAATATCCCACTCTCGCCACTTAGTAACGTCTCCAACTTGAATAGTATCGGGGAAGTGGTGCTGAGTTAGTTCAATTGCGTACGGCTTAATCTCTGAGCTATAATATTTGTCAACTTTTATACCAACATTTTCCAAGGCTTGGCGTCCTGTATTCATTCCGTTAAATAGTGATAGTACGTTCATTTTCTTTAAATATTTTAAGTGTGTAATCCTTTTTTTTAAGTACTGTTTTATAAATGTCCAGCTCAATCCCTCCTTTGCTAAATATCCAAAAGATTTCATTTGATTGCCTTTGCATTGTCGTCAATCGATCTCGGCTTTGCCAGTAACTCGTCGCGCTAAAATCAATATTATAATAAACTAAATACTTTGCATTCTTTAAACTTATACCCTCACGTCCGGAGACGATTTGTAAAGCGATATTTTTGTCGGAATTGTCAAACTCTTCGACATTATTTGTCAAGTTTTCGCCACCAAAAACTTGACATAATGCGTTGTATTCCTCCTTAAATTTATAGAAAATTGCAATCTTAACTCCAGAAAATTTGTTGAGAATAAAATTAGCCTTTGACAAATCAATTACTTTACTCGTTCCGTCTTCAAATTTGCAAGTTCCGGAGCTTAGTTGGTGTATTTTCTGCATCAATTTAACTCCGGTATCTCCGAGAATGACTTGTCCGTCTGCATTCTTAACAACTAAATTCTTTTTGAGCTTGTTAATTATTAAGTTTGTGATAGGTTGCATCTCGCATTCGAGGATCATTTCATTAACTGACGTTGTAAATCCGGCTTGCGCCTGTGTAAAAGTTATAATATAGTGCTGTGTAATTCTTCTAATAAGCTGCTCTTTGGCCTGGCTGTAATCTTTAATAATTGCGTAGCCAAGTCGTTTCTCTTTTACGTCCACGTAATCGACAGCCCACTTATAAAAGTTCGTATATTGTTTAAAAGGCGAATGATCGGAAACCCAAAATTGATGAAACCATTGCGAGTGACTCTCTGGAGTTGGTGTTCCGGATAAAAAAATCATAGGTAATTTAGAATAACGCTTTTTAAATAGCTGAGCTACTTTATTCGGCTTTGGAAACGCTCCAAAACGGTGATGCTCATCGTGTATTATTAAGTCGTATATATCCGTCACTAAGTGCAAAGATTCATCGTTAATGACGGTTAAATCAAACATAAAGCCAAAATTATCATAATCCCATTGGATTGACGAGATTGCTTTTTTCTTAGTTAAAAATAAGACTTTTTTAGCTCCGAATAACTTTGCTGTATTTAAAGCCGTCAAAGTTTTACCCGTTCTCACTTCCATTGCTAAATAAACAATTTTTTTGTGATCCAAAACCTCAGCCGCTTGAGCTGAGATTTTAATTTGGTAGTCTCTGAGTTTTAGCATAATATTTTATTTCCTTTTTTTAAATTATCCTCAGCCCAAAGAGGTTGAAAATTTGTATAATGGTTTAACTTTATTAAATGTTCCTCATCCTTAGCTTTTGAAACTGGATAGATGTGATCAAAATGCCATTTACCATGATTTTCCCAATTCATTCCGTCAATAAATTTATTTTCAATATAAATTTTAAATTCTTCATAAGTACATCCCAAAATTTGATAAGTTCTTGATTTTTTTGTGTAACCTTTTTTTCTTAAAGAATCCGATATAGATCTTCTTATTGTTTGAATTAATTTAAAAAATTTATCATTATTACATCTATTTTTTATATATAATCTAGAATATTTTTTTATTTTTTCCTTATTATTTAATCTATATTGTTTACCATTTTTATAAAAAATTTCTGTATTATTTAAATAATATTCTTTATTTCTTTTTTTGATTACATCTTTATTTTGATTATAATATTGTTTTTGTTTTTTTAATATAATTTCTTTATTTTTTAAATAATGAATTTTTCTTTTTGTAATTACTTTTTCATTATTAATTTTTCTATAATTTTTTTGTTTTTTTAAAATAATATCTTTATTATTTAAATAATTAATTTTTTTAACTTCTTTTATTTTTTCTAAATTTTTTAATCTATGTTCTTTACAATATTCTTTAATTTTTTCTTTATTATTTAAGCTATATTGTTTTACTTTATTCTTAATTTTTTCACTATTAATTAAATAATATTCTTTAGATTTTTGTTTTCTAGCATCTATATTTTTAAAATAATTTTTTAAAGAATTGGTATTAATACAAATTTTACAATCATTTCTATATTTATTGTTATCTTTTCTAAAATGGAATTCATTGAATTCTTTTTCAATTTTACATTTATTACATACTTTCATAATTAAAAAGCAATATCGTCATTTTCGACAATTTTATTTTCATTAGTAATAATTATAAACCAACGCATCCCGTTAGTATTTCCGTCGTCGTATTTTGCACCTATAAAATTGCAATACTTTTGTACCCAAATATTAAACTTTTTATTTGTCAACCATTTTTTGTAATCCTGGTATTCAGTTGTAAAATTATTAAAATAAAAAGATTTTTCGAGCCTTTGATTGTGAGGTACGTTTTCAATATCCTTAACCCACTCTAAAAATTCCATTGAAGTCTCAGCAATAAATTTACGCATTTTAATATTTTTGGCGTTTTGAGGTACTAAGCCCAATTTCAAATATGATTGTAAACAGTTAACCATATAATTATCAAAGCGCTTATAATCGTCCTCGTCCCAATCGTCAAAAAGTTGGCGATTAAATTCGTCGTAAGGCGTCAAAGCCTTTCCGTAAAATTGTGCAAACTCAATCTCAAATCGACGACGATCGTGAGAATTTCCCTCTCCTTTAATTGCGTAATTTGTAGAGATAACCATTTTCGGACTCTCCTCAACTTTTAACTTAATAGCGTCTTTGTTTTTACGCTCCAAAGTCATTCCCTCCGTTACCAAACTAAATTTACTCTCAAAGTCAAAATTCTTTTTAACGTCGTCAAAAACTAAAACTTGAGTCTCCGGAGATACGGTCTGATAAGGGAATGATTTTTTATCGTCAAATGACTTTCCGTCTAATATAGATATTTTTCTAATTTGTTTTAAACCTTGTACAAATAAACCTTTGCCAGTTCCTCCCTCCGGATTTTCGCTTATAACCTCATCATTTAAGATTATAGCCTTGTTATTCATTTTATTTTTATAAGTGCTTAAAAGATACCCTACAACGCACTCAATTGAGATTGGCTCATTATTGCTAATATTATTTATAAAAGTCTTATATTCATTTTCTAAATTGTCGCTTTGATTAAAATCTCTCTGTATAATTTGAGACTTCCAAACATAGCCGTCAACGTCAATATAGTCAACCAATTTAATAGTGTCTTTTGTCACTTCTAAAATACCATTCTCAAACGCAATATAAGATTTGGTTTTCGTATCTTTTAGCATCATTAAATCGACGCTCTCAATCATTGATAAATAATTCTCAGAGAATATATTTTGATAACTAGCGCAATAATTCCAAACGTCAATCTCTCCTCGATCCATTAAATAATTAAGTACAAAATCTTTAATTTTCTCGGCTGAGGTTTCAACTACTTTATTGGAGCTTATAAAAATCCACGTCGCCTTTTGTGCATCGGATTGAAAGTATTTTTTAAATCCGTTACGCTCTAAAAATAATCGGTACTTTAAATTATCAATTCTTAGTTTATTTTTGTCGCCATATTGCCAAAAGTCTTCGTGTTCGGATGCTTCCTTTATTTCGTTGAATGTATCCTCCGTAATACCGTATTTTTCAATTACTTCCTTTTTACCTTTTTTTAAATCTACTTTTATTGAGTCAATTTTATTATAATTCTCAAAGTATTTAATATCAAAGTTACGTTTTTTATAAGCTGATTTTATAGTGGTTTTTGCCTCTGTCTCTGAGAAGTCTCCGATAACTACATTATTAAGAATGTAACCCTCTGCATTGCCTTGAGAGATACCATACTCACAAAACGCTCCGGCTAAGTCAAAAATAAAAGCGTTACGCTCTCCCTCTCTGAAATCTTTTTGCCAATTCCATTCCATTATCTTAGCAATAATTTTATCCTGGTCGGTAACCGGTAAAAGTGGCACTCGCTCCGAAACGTTAAACCCCTCCTCTTTAAGTATTGGATCAAATATTTCAGCCTCTTTATTAAAATAAATATTCGGATCGTATGACTCATAACAAACTCTGTCAACATTGGAGTTGCTAATATCAAAATAATCGAAATTAAATAGCTTTTGAAACTCTTTAAATACTTTTGGATGCGTTTCCTTAGTTAATTCATTTGATACTCTTAAAACCCCCTTAATTCCCATTCCTGAGGGAGATATAAAAAGTAAACAAAAATGTTTATTTTGTTTTAAAATCTCCAATTGTGAGAGCATCGTTTCAACGTCTGGATATTTGTCAAAATCGACAACCATTAATCCGGAATGCTGCTGGAGTGAGTTTGAGTTTCTCTCATTAAAAATACCTCCAAAAATAATGCAAGGCAAAGAGCTTTTGAGTTTTAATTGTCCGTTTCGAATTAAATCGATAATCTCTTTTGAAGTTCCTTTTTTAATCCTATTGACTATTTTCTCAATTGGAACGTGAAAGGGTACGTCGGTTGACTTATACAAGTCTTTAAATACTGATACTATCATAAATTATAATTAAAAAACCCCTTAAATTCTACGCATCTACTCGTATCCTTTAAGGGGTTGTTAGGTTTAAACCCAATTTCTTAAATGAGGTAGATGATCTCTATTGCAAATATAATAATTAATTTTAAATAAACTAATTTTTTTTAATATTTTTTTAATAGTACACATTCAACACGTTTTTTTTGAATTCATACCCCCCCCTATTAAATTATAAATTTTGTTTTCTAAGGGGGTATAGGGAAACCGATAAAATGTGTACTATTGAAAAAAAAAGGAGGACATAAGCCCTCCTAATTAACCAACAATTAACCAACAATATTAAAAATCTAAGTCGTCTTCGTCTATAGTCTCCTCAATAACAACTCCAATACTTTCACTTTCTATTTTACTTAAATACGTTTTTAAGTAAGCCTCCAACGTATTGAATGCCTCATCCGCTAGGTCTGCCTCCGACTCGCTTAATGACTTATCAAACTCAAAGCCTGGCGTCGTATATTTAACGGCTCCCTTTTTGCCGTCGATTGCTTTGGCTACGATAACCCACTCGTCCGTTAAACGTGATCGAGTCTTTGCTGTAAAATCTCCATAACTTTGGCACGCTGCTCCCTTAAGTTGCAAATTAGCAATTGAGCCGTCTTCGAGCATACAATAAACGCTCTTAACATAATGCCCTCCGGCAGCCTTAATTCTCTCTTTAATGTCTTTGTAGAGTCCCTTAGCGATTTCGTTTCCTTTAAATGGTTTGACAACCATTTCGTCACGTGAGATAAATTTTACCTCGTTGGAATTAATTTGACTTGAGCTTGCATCGTTCCAACCTTTAATCGTGTGAAGCTCGTCAAGGACTAAAAATTTAAAAGGCAAAGTGATTGCGACATTTTCTTTGATTTCTTTATCGTAATAACTGAAACCTTTGTCGTTTGATTTCCACTCGATAAATTTTGTTGAGGGATTTGTTTGAGGCTGAGAAAATGCAGCTCTCCTGTTTGAAATTGTACTCATAATTTTTATTTATTTATGGTCCGGAATTAAGATGCCCAAACCTTGCATCGGTTATTATGATATTGCTAAATTATATAATTCTTTTTAATTAACAAAATTTTTCGGTATAAATTATTAACTCGCTCTGAGTTCACGCCTCTTTTGTAGTAAAAATTTATCACTCTTTTGATCCTGGTTAATTCTGTTGCTTTACTCATAAACCTCCTGTAAATCTATATAACGATAACTATTTGTAAAATTACCCCAGCTAACCACTACCGGAAGTCCTGGAGTGCGTCTTTCGTTTTGAAATTCGTTTCCAATTTCGACAATAACTCCAACTTTGTCAGTTGGGTTATATTTGTCCGGCTCCATTGCAAAAATGCTCGTTTCTTTTAATTTTACTTTTTGCCCTATTCTCATAATATTTAAAATTTTAGTGATATTGAATTTTTACGCGGAGTCGTTCCCACTTTGGGAACTTCGTTTCCATATGCGTCTATAATTGTTTGTTTTTGTGCGAGCTTTAATAGTTCAACCCTTGCATCGAGATCGGCTTTTAATTCGCAGTAAATCGGATCCTCTGAATAGTTAATCGTGTCGCCTCCATTTGTTGGAATAAACTCAACGCCATAATATTTTAATTTTTCAAAAGGTAAATATTTCCGCATCTCTGAGTCGGCCGAATTGATTACCTCTTTTAATCGGCAAATATTTGCCATAAATTGATGCTTGTCAACCTCTCCGTTTTCGATTACATTGTCAACCATTCGCTTACCGGTTAGGATTGCATCCTTTTTGGTAAAAGTTGGCTCGTACATTGTAATGAATTGCTCTGAATTTTCTAAAAATAATTTTGAATTTGCTCCCATTTTTTATTTATTTAAAAAGTTAATATATGTTTTATATGATTCAAAAACTGCTTGAATTTTTTTAAATTCTTCACTATTTCTTTTTGTTTCATATTCCAAATCAGAATTAAAAAAAATATCCCAATCATTAATGCTTTTAATTTTACATCCAATTTTTATTTTATTATCTACTATTGAAGTTCTCCATTTACAAAAAGGCTGAAAGTCGGCTCTCGATAAGTCGGCTTCCGATAAGTCGGCTTCCGATAAGTCGGCTTCCGATAAGTCGGCTCCCGATAAGTCGGCTCCCAATAAGTCGGCTCTCGATAAGTCGGCTCTCGATAAGTCGGCTCTCGATAAGTCGGCTCCCAATAAGTTGGCTCCCGATAAGTCGGCTCCCAATAAGTTGGCTCCCGATAAGTTGGCTCCAAATAAGTCGGCTCCCGATAAGTTGGCTCCCAATAAGTCGGCTCCAGATAAGTCGGCTCTCGATAAGTCGGCTCTCGATAAGTCGGCTCCCAATAAGTCGGCTCTCGATAAGTCGGCTCTCGATAAGTCGGCTCTCGATAAGTTGGCTTTATTTTTTATGGCTTCTACTATTGCATCTTTTGTAGTTGCATTTTTAGATCTAAATGTAAATATTATATCTCCTATAAATCTATTTTTTATTTCTATTTTTTTCATTTAATTAATTTTTTGATAAGCGTTGCACATTTTTTCGTTATTTGAATAGTGGACCGACTGGACCACTTTACGCATCCATTTGTCGAATTTTTTAATTTGTTTTAGTTTCTCTTCCATTTTTGTAAAATTTTTTCAATTGTTAATTTTATTTCATTTTCTGACTCAATTGGGATTAATCTTTTTATTATTTTAGTTTGAGTCCCGTCTTTAAATTTTGACTTGCGTCCGGCGTTTTTTTTATTCATCGTCCTCAATTATATTTAAAATATCAGTAAGAGTCATTTCAATATCAAAAAACATACAAATTGAGCTTGCATCGTCAATAGTCAATCCGAAGACGCTTTGATTTTCTGATAAACTCCTTTCTATTTTTAAAGCTGAGGTTGGATATTGCTTTTTTAATAATTCTAATTTTTCTAAGTATTCCGGTTTAAGTCTGTCTAATAAATTCATAATGAATAGTAATAAGTTAATAATCGATTTTCTATTTGTAACATTGTTTTGGCTCTCTCTAAATTATAATTTAAATTTAAACCTAAATTTACTAACGTAATATGAGAGTTAAATTTTGATTGCGCATTTTCAATCATTTTTAAAACCGCAATTTGCTTTCGATGTTTGTGGATCAATTTTTTAGTTTCCATACCTTAAAATAATTTGCAGTAAAAAATAAGAAGCTGCGATTAGACAAAAGCTGTAATAAAAATTTTTTGATTTCATTTTTTAAATATTTGTTTGTTAATAATAGAGCAAAGATATAAATCAATTTTAATTTGAGGGACTAAAATAAAACTTTAACTTTTTATTAACATTTACAAATTATACGAGATAAGGTATAATTATCCGTATTTATTCGCATTTATACGCAATAGGGTATAAAAAAACCACTTATAAAAGTGGCTTTTGATTTGCTTAAGTCTGAGACGTCTCCCGCTAAGCGAATAAATTTAGTTTCTTATTTAGATAATAAAGTAAGATCAATATTAAAATTAACCAAAGCCACCAAAACTCAGTAATTATTGAGGCCTTTCGATCTATTTGCTTTGTGTTTGTTTTGCTTTGCGTGGTTGCCTTAACATTTACTTTGTGAGTCTTTTGTACTATCTCGTTTTTTAGTGTCTTATTTCGCGTTATTTCGCGTTTGTGACGTATTTTAGCATTAAGATAGGATGTTTTTTTGCCCTCACTATCGATAATAACAATCGCTTTGCAGCTGTCAACCGGCTCAATATAAAAATCGTTAACGATTTTGTCAATATTATAGGCCGTATTTGTTACAATTTTAGTAGTATCGGAGACAGAAATTTCGCTTTTTGTTGTGATTTCAGTATTACTTTTGTTTACTTTACGAGTTCCGCAACTAATAAACAGCAATATAATAAGGATATATTTGATTTTATTTTCCATTATAAGTACATTATCGGATTTTATTTTCCACTATTCTAAGGTTATTTACCTCATAATCGCCATTTTTTTCCACTAAAATATGAGCAAAGCCGTTATTCCAACTATTAAACGGCATATATTCCGGCTGCAATCCACATAAACAACCAACGGACCAAGTTGTAGTCACATTTCCGCTTAGACTTACCTCCGTATGTTCAGAAGTTCTATGATGATGACCTATAATTGAGCTTTCTTTGGCTTTCATATACAATCCTCGCGCCGGATTAACCGGAGGAGCAAACCCGCTAAAAAATTCGTGTCCGTGAAGTAGTGGCAATTTACCGGCTTTGGCTATTTGCTTACTTTTTACCTCTTGGACTCCAGCCTCTCCAAATCTTAAGATTGTGGAAAGTTCAAAATCCGGTATTCCTAAAAGTTCCGGCGCTTGTAACTTTAAAAAGTTTTGCCAACGGTCTTCGTGGTTTCCAATTTTGTAATAAATCGGAGCTTGAAAGTGATCCTGTAAATTCTTTAAAAAGTTTCGAGTCATTTCTAACTCTTCGGCTATATTCCTGAGTCGTCTGTCTTTAATAAAACGGCTTAACATATACATGTCGATAGTATCTCCGTTTAAATAAACGCAATCGACTTTTTCAGACTTTCCGTAATCAATCGCTAATTTAAGAGCGTCGTTGTTTTGATAGGGAAAATGGATGTCGCTTAAAAATAAAATGTTTTTGTTTGGGACTATTACTTCGCTTTGCTTTTCGTAGTCCGACTCTGGTAACTCAAAATTTTTAATCATAAATTGTTTTTTTTCCTTAGTTGTTCTCTCCGATGTTGTTTGTTTTACATTCCTATTTAGTTCGCCTCGATGCGATCTTACGATACCTCGAGCGCTCTCTACACTATTAAAGTCAAGCGGATAATCTGCAACCAATAAACGACTAATTGCGTTCGTGGATGCGTGTGGAAATTTAAGTAAATATTCTCTAACAATTTCACCCTTATAAGTTACATTCATATATTTGGATAAGTTATTCCGCTGTCAAATATAGTAATTTTTTTATCAATTAAATTTTTTAATTTTCGCCAATCATAATTGAACGCTTTTTGAAAATGCGGAGCGTCTTTAAATTTTTTCCAATCTCCTCCCCATTCCCAACCTTTTGACTTAAAAAAACTAACTACAAATTGCCAATTTTTATCATTTTCCCAACTTGCACTTTCAAAAGTTCCGTCTCCATTTTTATCATACAATAAAACAATATCAAAAGCGAGTCCGTAATTATGAATTGATTGCCAGCTATCGGCATTTGTTACTTTTGGCCTTTGTAAAAATAATTTTCTTTGCTCCTCCGGACTTCTAAAAACATAAGCAAAACGCAATCTAACATTTTTCGGTAGTTTGTTATTACATTCTATATAAGAATTTAATAATTCTTTTTTAATTTTTGGATGCGCCTGGTTTATTCGTTCAATCGTTAGTTTGTCCTCCATTATTTTTATTTTTTTCCATTAAATACCAACGGCGTAAAGTATATCCGGAGGCTAATATAAAAGCGACTATTTTCATTGTAGAGTCAACGTCTGCGAATGATATTGCGTAAAAAGTTCCGGTCAATAAAGACG